CAGACCAGGACACCACCGCCGATGAGGTACACCCTGGGCGGTTGTGAGGACGGCAGAACGGCAACCGCAGACCAGGACACCACCGCCGATGAGGTACACCCTGGGCGGTTGTGAGGCGGTTTAATATATCAATATAGCACATCAATATATTATCCTTGTTAGGTTTCTATATTAAAACCTTTCCACATAAATGAGGTTTATATATATGTTTATATGTATTTCTTTATATGCTTGATTTTGCGGTTTATTAGTTATCCAAAAAGGTAAAGGAATTATATATAAATACCTTTCAGTAATGGGAATTTAGGGTGCAAATTGTACCCGTTTTCAATGTTGCAATTTCGTGCTATGCAACATAGGAATTGATTTTTGTTTATAATCTGACCGCTTTTGACCGTCAATATATTACTTACTATATTGATTTATTCCATTTATTCCCCTAAGCCGTCAATGTCCAATAGCTATAAAAGAGGACATAGAAAACACAAGACATATCTATATAGTATTCTCTTTAACTTGCCATAGGGTCAAAAGGGCAAGTTAAGATTGTAATGTATAAAACATTATTTCTATAACCACACCTGAGCCGTCGCCCTGCCCCGTTTATGATTATATACCGTAAAACTCAATGTTCACTTTTCAGTAAACTGAATATTGGATTATTTTGGACAATATATCGTTATTGCACCGGATATACTCATACTCAGAAATGTATTATATATGACTCTGTGTATTCGCTTTCATTAGCAGGAAAAATGAAAGTGATTTGCCATTTCTCATTCTTTTACCACCCTTTTTGAACGGGAAGCTTTATATATAGCTTGACGTGCATTTGGGGTGGTAGAGCAGAAAGAAAAGAGAACAGAAGTTAGTAAATATTTCTCTCACGGATACACTATAAGTCAGTAATTCATTTTGAACCCATAAGTTAGTAAAAGTCAGTAACATCGCGGCTTTCGGGAACAAAAATAAAAGTTAGTATCCAAAATATAAGTTAGTAAATTATCTGACGACCGACGACGCAATCTATTTTTAGAAGTTAGTAAATGCCCTCGGCAAAATATAAAAGTTAGTAAGTTGTTTCGTTCGCAACCGAAAATATAAGTTAGTAAAAGCTTTTCGAGAATATAAGTTAGTATTCTTTCTCGCCATGACAAAACAAAAGTTAGTACTTGTGATTTCCTCGTCGGATAATAAAAGTTAGTACCTTCAAATAGCTGCGAACCCTCCCTCGCAAAATAGAAGTTACTAAACACCGAGCAAGCGTCGAATAAAAGTCAGTACTTCAAAATAAAAGTTAGTAGATGAAATCTGAGTGAGCGAAATTCCAAAATAGAAGTTGGTATTATCTTTCGTGGATTCACAGACCAGCCTGAGCGATATAAGTTAGTAAACAAAACCAGTAGCGCCGATGCGCCAATAGTTAGTAAGTTTATTTTTGATGTCTTCGGCTCGGTTCAGAAATACAAGTTAGTAAATCTTTTCCCATCACACCGCCTGCCATAAAATAATAGTTAGTAATCCTGAGAGACGGCGACAAAATATAAGTTAGTAAAGATTCTTGCTCTGCGCTCCGTCGGGCTCATCAGAATATAAGTCAGTAAGTGCGCTTCGCCGGTTCGCACAAAATAGAAGTCAATATCTTTTTGGACATGACGTGCCGCCAATATAAAAGTTAGTAGCTCGTTTCCACAAGATACCACTGGAGCGACCCTGCCATTTCCCACCTGAGCGGCAATATAGAAGTTACTAAAGTCACTACGTCCAGCCAAAGAGAAAGTTACTATTGTTCTCGGGGTCTGAAAAAGTTTTGGAAGGTTTACGGCACGCTGTGGAATTAAAAGTTAGTAGCCAAAATGGGAGCACATATTAAAAGTTGATACTTAACTTCCCTCGCCAGAGAAATAAGAGTTAGTAAATGTGTTTCATCACAGCTCTTCAGGTCAGATGAGGTAGGTAATCCTCCGAACACTTCTACGAAGAGTCAGTTTTCGGAGGCTGATATGAGTCAGTAAAAACTACTCGATGATTTGATAAAGGTCGTCCCGAAGTCAATACAAAAAGTTACTAAGTCCATAGCGGTCGTTGGGACGAAAAGTTATCAAAGATAATCTTTCCATGAGTCTGTATGTACTACAGATATTTCTTTTGTTCTCATCGACACCAAGAGTTAGTAGATGACCGTAACGAGAGGCAGGGCGGTACTCAAATACTGGACTTGTCTCGAAAGTTAGAGGGTCGAAAACAGTTGCAGTACAATGGAAATCAGCCTACATGATGAGATACTTATAATGGAAGGATTATATCATAATCGTGTTTATCAACCAATGCCAATAATGATTGCAATTACCGCCGACGAAAAGAAGATTATCCACGAGCTGTATCCTGATGTACATATCGTTCGTACCATGAAGCAGGATTCCAAGCGTCATCACCCCAGATGAGAGATTATGAATATGGCTAATATCAATACATCGATTAAACGGCAGAGCAGTGTGCTTGGTCAGTTGAGGGACGCAGACATGATTCGGTTCTCCAAGCAGATTGATAATCTGAGTGTACAGGTGTTGTTCGTCGATGAGGAGTCCGAACCTGTCCTTCGTGTGACCGACTTCCGTAATCTTGGCTATCAATATTTGAAGTATCACGGCGAACCTTACTTCGAGTGTCAGAACTGCAGTATCGTAGATAAAATTAAAGACCCAATATATAACAAAAATCAAAAATATTGCACATCATGCGCTATGGAAGTACATATAAAGCAGACTGTAAATTCCGTAATGCGACAACGAGAATGCAAATAAATCTGTTTTGTTTGCAATCGCCAGACGTCGTAATCCGTTGGGGGACAACGTATTACGGCTCGTATGCACCAATACTATAATGGAAGGAAATATACGATTTTAGCAAACAATGTCCTCCGAGATTCACGGACTGACGGCAAAAGCTTATACCATTTAGAGTTATGGGAAAGTTTGTCAAACTGGCGAGGAGTCAGCTAACGGGCGAAGAGCAAATTCTGTTATGAGGAATAGAACAAATTATTAGACTGTTGACCATTAGGAATTTCATTTTCCCATTGTACCCCAACGGAAAAACGGAAGCGTGATGGATGGCATAATAATGAAATAGATAGTACCGATAGAATTTTTGAAAATGTCGTGAGTTCAAATCAGCCCCTCAGATGAGTTCATATTTGAGAATGCGAAAAAAACTACCCCCAGAAATCCGTTGTGCCACAATAGAATTTGGGAAAAGTGATGGGGCGCTTATAATGATATATAATTCAACCTCTCGACTCCTTAGCGATAACGGGCTCCGCCGTTCAACAGGAAGTCTGACGAATAATACCGATAACCATGTAGCGATGAATCAAGCCGCCAGTTCGGTCATGTGCCAGCCGAGAACATCTTGAATATCTGGTCAACTCCAAAGTGTTTACATTTGCCGGAGGTCATAAAGCGTTGCGACACAGCCTTAGACTCCATGCTTGATGAGTCGCTATTGTGAGGTATAAAGAAAGTTCTACGTACTCACTAAGTGCGTTTCCAATAAGTAGGTTCTGTCCTCATGGCGAAGAATCAATGGAATGCCAAACTCTTAGTGTTGTAAATGAGAATCTGATTTATCCGTTGCGCCGCAACGGTAAAACCACTACTTGATGAGATGCATATAATGAATAAAAGTATATCGAGCAGCTTTGCCTAACACGCAGAAATGACCGCCATATGAGATGGCGTCGTCACTCTCGACAATGAATAATAACGGCATCATAGTGATGTGCCATCGAACGTAATAAATACCGGGGTGTGGTCGCCCTAAAAATGAACTGTTGACAAAAACTCCACCTCCTAATCCATTGTGTGACAACGGTTTACGAGGCACGTGATGAAATACTATAGTGGATGGATATATAACTTTCTTCCTGTTAATCTTGTGTTTCAAAGGCAATTCAGATTGGGTTAAGCACATCAATTCAAGCCGAATAATATCTGAGCGCAAACTCATCACAATGATTAAGTGCTAAAATGTCATGCCCCATTATTAGAAGCAGAGAACAGGAAAAGTGTAATCCTTTCATCGGGCAAGCGGCTCGATAAGCCGGAGTCAGTGACGCAACGAGGACGAAACAAAACCTCCTGTTGGAAAAAATTCACCCCGAAAAAGCCTTGCGGCACAATGGGTTTTAGGGCATATGATGGGACGCTTATAATGATAGATACATATACTTCTTGATTTTTTCCGCCTCGTCATAGACAGGTATTTAGAACCTCCAGAAGGCTGACTGATGCCGCAGACCTACGATGATTTCGCATGAAGAAAGCTGCAAAGGCAATCTCCTGCAGGTGAAGCAAAATACAACCTGATGTTCACAAAGCAGACGGGGCGTAACAAGTTATAGGACAACCACTTACACCCTGCTTGATGAGATGCTTATAGTGATAAGAGTAATTCGATATTGGTAGCGACTGGCTACTCTGGAGATACTCATAACGCACCGCCCTCCTCAAATCAATAGAAATTTGGACTACGAGATAAGTGTATAGCAAATATGCGTTTTATATACTTTTGATTTCTTCTAATCCAGAGCAGAAATATTGAGGTCTTATTTTCTACCACACCTTGGTCTGGGTGCCTCCCATTTTAGCGATAAGCGTTGACCAGAGGTAGCAGTATATCCAACTACACCTGGGTTGTTGAAAGATGGGCTGCAAAACATTCTTGTCTAAGAACATCAGCCTACCACCCTGTTTATACGTCAAGCTATATATAAAGGTTAACGTTCATTTGGGGTGGTAACTCCAACAAGCATATTATCGTTTCACTCCTGTGCGTCGCTCCGGCTTGCGTAATCGGTTGATAATCCACCCCGACAGGGGTGATTATTTATTTACAGATAAATCTTGAATACATGGTTCGCCCATCGTAAAGGCTTTTAGCATATTCAAAATTTGGTAAGGCTGAGTGTTGAAAAATCACACCATGCAAAAATCGTTGGGAGACAATGATTTCCAGCCTATTTGATGAGATACATATGATGAAAGAATATTATCACAGTGTCATTGAGCGTCATGTTTGAAAACAGAGCTACCGGCAATCCCTTGGCGGACAAGAGATAGGAGCGCACTTGATGGGATGTTATACATGATAATAAGAGCATCTCATGGTTTGTCATCATCAAGATGCTTCTATATAAAGCTCATATTGTCTTACTAACGCCTTGACTGGCGCACGGCTATAGTATTGCCAGAATATATAGGGTCTGAATCTTTGAGCACATACAATGTGGATTAAACGAAGACTACAGGTTCTATATATTTTGAAAAAGCAAGAAATCTTAAATCAATTATTATTTTGAAAATAACATATCGAAAGGAAAGATGTAATGCAAAATCCAGAGTTAGATGTGCGTCGGGTTAGAACTACCAGTGACGACAAATTATTTCTTGATTTGGTCGAACCGTTCATCAGCGGAGATAAAGACCAGATAAATCATTACCGGCTGAAGCATATAGTTCCGTGCGACGAGAGTACCGCATATGCCGTGTACGAGGCAGACCATAACATCTTAGCAATTCAGTTCTATTATAAGGAAAAGCCTCTCATGTTCGGAGATGAGGAAACAGTACAGTTTATGTCTATGGACGAGATTAGGCTTTTGCGAGAACTTGGTGAAGTAACCATTGATGGCATTACATATACCATCGAAAACACTATCTTCAATATTGTTGATGGCGCTAAAGGTTATCAACATATGATTATATTTAACTTAACACTAAACTACTAAAGGAGGATTTTTCTATGAAAACTTATTATTATCCCGAAGACCAGTATCTTCACGTGAATGTTACGAATTACGAGCGCCTGATGATGTATCTAAACCATAAGCAGTATTATACCGAAGAGGAGATGAGTGTATATCTATCTGAGAATGGATTGGATAGCTCCGAACTCTACAATAAAAACACTGACTATCGAAAGATGCACTGCGCCCTCTTGGAAGTTCTTGAATCTCTGACTAACAACATTGATGTTTTCAGAACCGTCGAGACTGAGTTTGCTACAACTACTGAAGCATACAACTTCTTGGAGAGACGCATCCAGAAGCTCAAGCAGAAGATTGATGAAATTCCTGACGAACCCGTGGAAGGTGGTCGTGGCAGCGACTTCTCTCACATCTTTAGAGACTGAGGTGAGTGTATATGAGTATAGGTTTTTTAGAGATTGATGGCAAGCCCGTGTGGGACTACCCCAATCCTTACTATAAAACAGACCATGAGCTTTATAGCGTTCCCGAAGCACAGTTTCTGGACTATATTCAACGTGAAGGCACCACGGTCAAGGATTATTGGAATAGGCAAGAATACACTTGTTTCTTCCGTCGCAACAAGGATACTAACCAGACGAATGATAACATTTCCATCTACTACCCAGTTGGAAATGGCATATCTCCAGGCTCTTTGATTACTCACTACGGTCACACATATCTTATCTTGAATCAGGAAAGCCTTGAGAACCGAGTGTATCATCGTAGCGATGGCCTTAACGCTGATGTCATGTTGAATACATATGACAAAGAAAGTGGTCAAGAAATTAGCATACCTTGCTTTGCTTACGACTTGACAGGAACCGCACCAGAGAGCAGCGACATGATGAGTACAATCAATGGTAGTGTTGAGCTGATGACCGGTGATAATGAAATTTCGAGAACGCTTAAAGTCAACAACGAATTCAATGCTATGGGAAACTGGTACACGATTGTCAGCGTAAACTTCAAAACTGGTATTGCGCGAATCGGAGCCACAATTATCCAGAGCCCAAGCACTCCTATTGTATATGGGCTTAAGATTAACGCGGAGACAACCTATAATCAAGGTGATGCATTCAAACTGACCGCATCTGCGACCATAGATGATAGTCATGTATCCAACGCAACCCTAAAATGGTCAAGCTCTAATTCTGACATCGTAGACATAACCGAAGATGGACAGGCTACGTTTATTGGCGAGGGTACTTGTGCTATCAGTTGTTATTGGGAAGAACACAACATCACAGAAACGGTGTATGTTGAAGTCATTGTTGAACAGGAAGTTTCGTATATATGCGAGATTGATGGCGACACCTCTATGACCACAGGGTCATCCGAGACGTTTACCGCAAAGTTTTATCAGACTGACGGTGTAACCGAAGATACTTCTATCTCGCCTGTGTGGTCTTTGGATGTGCCAAGTGATATCAAGAATTCTGTAACCATAACCAGTGAATCTGGTAATACCATCACCATTAAGGTGTCAAGTGGTTCTGCGCTGGTTGGTAAAAGTTTTGGCGTGATTTTGACCGATGCAGATGGTCTCTACCATGCCACTAAGACAGTCACAATCAAGAGCTGGTTCTGATAACATAGAACATTACAACTGTGAGGGGCTATTGAAATATAGTAGATAGCCTCTCATATCAATTTAATCAAATAACAAGGATGGTGAAATATAAATGAAAGCTGTAGAACAGACTGGAATCGCACTGCAGACAAGAGAGTTTCTTATGCGTTGGGGGCTAAAGCAGAAATTCGTGGCTGAGACGTGTGGCATTCCCGAGACTGCATTTTCTGGATTTATTAACGGGAAATTGGCACTGAGCAGAAATCAGCTTGCTCGTGTCACTTCATATATGAATGATTATGAAAGCAGGAACAGTTGAGAAGGCTGTTCCTTTTTACATGATTTTTTCTTCAATAAAGGATAGTTAATTATGAACTCATATAACAATGATAATGCAAGAGAGAAGGAATAGGTGAAAAGATTTTGAATAAGGTCTGGGTAAGTGATGTAATCACAAATGACGAAATTGAAAAATGGGAACCTGGCGATGTGGTGACCATACGAGCTAACACCGGTGACGGTAAAAGCTTTTTTATAAAGAGCAAACTATACGACTACGCAAAGTCCCATGGAGAAAAGATATTGTTTCTGCTCCACCGAGAAAATACAATTAGCCAGTTCCAAAACGAAATAATCCGTGATGGTAAGGGCGACACAATCCACGTTCATACATATCAACATTTTGAACAGCCTCTGCTTTACGGCAGAGAAACAAATCTCGCAGATTATAAATATATAGTCGTTGATGAGGCGCACTACTTCATCTCTGACTCGGCATTTAACAACCGTACAGATTTGTCCTTTGATGCAATTATGAATCAAGGCAATTCTGTGCGTATTTTTATGTCCGCAACGATTGATGGCATCCAAGAATATATAAATATCAACAGACGAATTGAGACCATTGACTATGTAATACCTCCAAGCACAAAGTGCGTCAGGACTCTAACATTCTTCGGCAAAGACGATATGTTGGATGAGTTTGCAAAGCAGTTTTTAGAAAGAGGAGAAAAGGCAATCTTCTTCATTAACAATGCTCGCAAAGCTTACGAACTGTTTCAACGTTTCAGAGATGTGTCAACCTTTAATTGTAGTAAGAGCAACATATTACACCGTAACGTCGATGAGGAAGCGATTGCGAAAATGTTGTCGAGCGAAAAGTTTGATACTCCGTTTTTAATAACAACATCTTGTTTCGATGCAGGAGCCAACATTGTGGACACTGAGCTGAAGAACATCGTCATCGATATGAGAGACGTAGATACGATTATTCAGTGTGCCGGACGTAAGCGTTTGCAGTCTGAGGAAGATACTTTCAATTTGTATATCAAGAACATTACAAATCAACAGTTGGGTGGTTTTGAATGCTCATCCAATCGTAAACTGGAAATGGCAAACTTCTTATCTATGCATACGACCGAAGAGTTGCTCAAAAGATACCCTCGTCAGAACGATGCAAGCGGTGTGATATATGACGTGTCTGTCAACGGTCAGCTCGAAAAAAGGGTTAACCAACTGATGTATCTTAAAAAAGTAAAAGATGTTGAGTTGTATGGTGTTATGAAGCGACTGGGAGAATACGGGTTCTCAAAATATATTGCACGCCGTTTCGGCTTTTATGATGAGGGTGCGGACGAATACAGTTATAGCGTAGAGCGTGACGATTTTGGACTGCAAAGCTATTTAGAAAGAATGAACGGTGTCGTCATGTTAAGTCGTGGCGACCGTAAGGAGTTTATTGACAAATTAGATGTTCGCCAGGATGGACATCGACTAAAAGGTATTGATTCGATTAACGCAGCCTTAAAGGAAAGACACTTGCCGTATCAAATTAAGGAGTTTTCTACGAGCAGAATTATTGACGGCAAGAAAAAGAATTTCAAATCGGCTTGGCGTATCGAGAAGGAGGAGTAAATGACTGAAGAAAGAATTAGCATATATAAGCTGCCGATGGAGAAAATCATCGAGCAGAATAAGGCACTTAACAATTACACAGATGAAGAAGCGATAATGAACGGCGAGTTGGTTCCTATTTCTCGGAGCCAACTTACCGGCAAGATTAACGACTACTATCAAGAACACAACTTGTATGAGCTTCGGGTAAGAGATGCGATTGTTAATATCGTCGTTCCAAGTGCAGGCGGAAGACAGGCGAAAATTGTAGCCAATACATATGGGGAACTCGCTCACACAGGCTTCAATATTAACGGCAAACACTACATAAGACTGTGCGCAGGTAGTGGGCAGCTAAGGAATAATACAATCACCTACATATGGGATGTAATGCATCCCTACATTACAGAGGCACTTTATTGTGGCATATCTCCAGAAGATTTAGGCAAAGATTTCAGCGTTTCAAAGTGGAATGCTTATGTCGGCTTGTCCGAATCTGGAATGAGTTTTCTTGAGACACCCCCTCGTGTTTGCGTTGTAAGCGATTATGAGGAAATTAAGCCTCATCTTCCTATAGATTACATAGAAACCGTAAAGACTTCTGGTAGGAGAAACAGAAAAATTGACAAGATTATTACCAGGCACTACTACGATGACCCTGAAATGAATTTCGACCCTCTGAACAGCTTTGATGGGCAGGGATTAGCAGACCCCTCATGGATGGCTAAAGTGGCTGCAGAACTCGGCTATCTTCACGATGACAGAGGATATGTGCCGAGCGAATACATATTACGGGCACCTTGGTGCAAGGGCTTGGTTGTGGCATTTGACTTTAAGGCATACTGCCACGAAAACTCTGTTTCATATATCACCGATGTATATGGAGATAAACATAATGTTGACGACATTGACGTTCTCCTAACCACGAGCCAATTCAAAATGTGGAAAGCATATAAGAAGTACGGTGGATGGGACTATCATATAGAATCAATGCAGAAGTACAATCTCAAGTGGGGCGTGGTTATTGCCAACAAAGAAAAAGATGATGAGTACCGAGCACTGAATTACCAGTACATACAAGCCTTAAATTTGACAGATGACGATATTGTCGAGCTGTGTAAGCCTACAGAAAATCTTCTAACCAATCTATGTAGCGGGCATATCGAGACGGTTTATAAAACCCTCGTCGGATTTTCTAATTATACAGAGGGAGCCACCACAGATGATAACGAGACAACTAATGGTGGCAATAAGGTGTCCGCAAGTCTGTTGCAGCGTGTAATAGCACATAATTATGAGCTGCTTAACGACTCATATATTCAAACATTGATTTATCGGGAAGCAGAAACTAAGTTTAACAATGCAAAAATCGGCAAGTTGTTGTGTAGAGGTGGATATAGCTTTATCGTTTCAGACCCCGTTGCACAAATTCAACATATCATCAAAAGCCACGCCGTTGACAGAGAGGTGGATATTGAGGTGACAGGTCTTATTCCAGCTCACACAATATATTCAAATTATTGGAACCACGTCAAACCGGCTACAAATGAAGTTGTTTTGATGCGTTCACCTCTTGTAGATTCATCTGAAGTGACCGTTTGCGGACTTGTAAATACACCGGATATGGAGAAATGGTATTCGCATATCAAGAGTGGTCTAATTCTCTCCATTTTCGATGTAAATACTTTGGCGCTGCAGAATTGTGATTTCGATGGTGATAGATGTTTTAGTTCAAACAACCCGATTCTAATTCGAGGAGCTCAGAAAGACCCCGTTCCGATTTTGTATCCAAGCGCAGGCGCACAACTGAAAGGCGAAATCAATTTTGAGAGTATGATTGAAGCAGATATTCGAGGCTTGAATTCTGCCGTTGGAAGTCTGTCTAATCAAGCTACTTGTTTATATGCATTGAGAGATAATTACTCCAAGGATTCACCAGAGTATGAAGAATTATCACGAAGAATTAAAATTGTTAGCGAGTTGGTTGGCGTTGAAATTGACAAGATAAAGACGGGAATTCCGCCACAGAAACCTTCGGCTTGGAACAAGGAGCGTATGCCATATGAACAGTTTGATAGTTGCGATGGGGATAACAAGATATCCATTGCTCCATCATGTTCGCTTGAGGAACAAGAACGAATTCGTAAGCATAATGCGCTGATTCCAGATTGTAAACCGATGTTTATGAGATATATCTATGACGCATTGAATAGAGACCTCATCAAATATGATAAAGCATTTGATAATACGAGCAAATACAACAATGGTATAAGGCTCTTGGAATTGTTGAACGCTGAATACGACGCTTTGGACACAGAAAGCCAAAAGGCACTCGATAAATATTTCAGGTTCCTTCCTGCGATTGATAGTCCTTGTAATATGAATAAGATTTGCAGACGTTTTGAACAGTTGCAGAAGCATCTACAGAAATCAAAGGGTGCCAAGAATATGTTGCCGTTATACACGACATCTCAGAAGCTCGATGAGGAAGTGTTATCTCAGTTAAAGGAAATCATTGATTTATTCCAGCGACAAAAGAGGTTTATTACAAGGACGAACAACACAGTGAACATTGACAGTAATAAGCAAATTGCAAAGGACACAAAGGAACGATTTGATGCGTTGTATGCGCATATCAGAGATAAGGTTATGTCTCTTGTAGGCGGAGATGTTCAAGAGGCATACAATTACTTGGTGGAACTAAACAGACGTAATTGTTGCTCAGAGTCCACGGTGTGGGCATTACTGGATGATGCTATGTTGTTTGTAATACCACCGAAGAAATACAATGAGGAGGACGCTGCATGAGTAATGTGATTTGTTTTGATAGAGTGGCAGAAGCAAAGAGTATCCTTAAGTCTGGTATTAGCGGGACAAGCATTCGTGGAAGAAGCGAATTGAAGACCGCTGCATGGTATCTGATTAACAAGACAACATATACCATTAAACAGATAGAGAGTCGCTTACGCCAAGCCTCTGAAGACTATTTCAGGGGTATGACCGATAAATACATAGATGAGAGCATTAAGGATGTGATTGCATCCGTGAAAAGAGAAAATGATGAATTGGTTGCCGAGGATTCATCTCTTCCCCTCGTTATCTATAAGGAAGAACTGGAACAAATTGAAAAAATCAAACATGATGATTCAGAGAGACTGGCATTTATATTTCTCTGTGTATCAAAGATGATTCCATTCGAGCAAATATATGAGTGTAACTCAGAAATGTATCAGCTTGCCTGGAAGTATAAATACGACAATGACACCAAGACTGTATTGCAAAAACAGGTCAGACGTAGAGTTGGCGGGCAAGAACCAACCAAGCGAGTGAATCGTTTATGCCAAGCCGGTATCATCAAGTATTCTACTCGAATCAACACAGCCTACAAAAAGTCCAAGGAGAAGCCTCCTGCCTCAACGACGTTTTCTGTGCCAATTTTGAAAAGCGAAGGCGAGATTGCTTTTGTTATTGAAAAGCCTGACAAAGACTCCCTCGTTCTCTATTATGACCGATATAAAGGATACAAAGGGCTTATTAACTGTGAACAATGCGGTAAACCTGTATTACGAACAGGTCGTCGTCAAAAGTACTGTCCTCTCTGTGCCGATGTTATAAATCATCACCCTGAAAAAAGGGATTTATGATTCTTATTTCAGTGACTAACAGTATTATCTTACGAGGAAATTGGTTTCAATAATCCCATAACCATCGTGTTTGTGTGCGTCGTAAAAATTGAATCGTAAACCTGCTATAATCCGTGTCACAAAACGTATTATGGAAGAAAAATAAATTCAATTTCACACAGATTAACAATCAGATAATTAGAGTAAGAAGGGAGGCTGCGCAGTTGGATTCAACTATTTCTATCCAAAACCAAGTGAAGACATATCTCGCTCAAACTGGTCGAAAGAAGAAGTGGCTGGCAGCGCAGTTAGAAGTATCCCCTGCGGTGCTTTCTCAGTGGCTTGTCGGCAAATCCACTTTTTCAGAAAAGAGATTGCATGACATCAGAGAAATCATGCGAAACAATGCGTAATACAAAATTTACGCCACAAGTCGATATTGGTCAAATGTTAGGCATATGCCAATAAGCATAAGCTTTACCGACCAACAATACATAGCGGGTGGGCAGTGAGTCTACCCGCTATTACTATTTTGTTATTTGTTGTATGAGTGATGGTTTTGTTTCTTGTCTTTCACAATCAATTAACTTAACTGTCCAATCGTGTCAACTTATAAAACTTTATTGGTGATTGTATTGGTATCCATGCAAAGTAAATGTGAGAGTCTGGAAGACATCGTATATCTTCCTGTACCAGATGCTATGGGTAGTGGTATAACCCAAAAATAACTACTTAGGAGGAATATATAATGAACATTCAGGACATGACCATTACAAGTCTCGAAACGATTTCTGCGTTTGATGTCGTAACGGGCAATTTTATGTTTACACTCGATGAGCTTCAGAGCGCATCAATCAACCAGTCTCAGGAGCAGACCGAGATTACTGGTAAGGGCGGCAGAAAGCTCGCAAATCTGAAGAAGAATAAGTCCGTTACTATCAGTGGCACTAACGGTCTCGTTTCTGGTGGTCTGATGGAAATTCAGACTGGCAGTAAGTTCGAGAACAAGGCTACTGAAGTTATGTGGACGGACTATATTACTGTTACCGGTAACGCTGCCACCACTTCTTACATTGCAGTTGGCACAACTGGCAATGAGATTGAATCTATCTATGTGAAGAATTCTAACGGCACTCTGGGTGAGCCCCTGACTCAGGACGCATCTGTTTCTGCAGGTAAGTTCACTTATAACCCCGGCACGAAGACTATTTCCTTTAACGAAGGTGAAATCGCTGACGGTACTGAAATTGTAGTTTACTACAAGAGAAAGATTCAGGCAAATGTTATGGAGAACTTGTCTGACCATTATTCTGGTAAGGCTTCTCTGTATATTGATGCATTTGCAGAGGATAAGTGTGCCAATATTTACAGAGTTCAGTTCTACATCCCCAAGGCTGACTTCTCTGGTGAGTTCTCTTTCGAGATGGGCGACAACCAGACCGTTCATGCTTTCGAGGCTGAGGCTCTGGCTGGCGCTTGTGGCGCAGGCAATCAGCTCTGGACTTATACTGTCTTCGGTGCTAACGCTTCCGATGCGGCATAAGTAATACATATTTAACTTTTTGTTATCCACGAATGTTTTCTGACAATATCTTTCACATTCGTTGATATATCCGCCCTGTTGTCGATGCGTTAATGCGTTGACGACAGAGGCGGCTTTTTTATACGCAGTACTAATTTCAGTCATTGTTAGTACGAATAACGCGGTATAAAGCCACAAAGATGAGTTTTACAACAGCTCATTGGCATTCATCTCCTCCTTCCAATACCAAAGATTGAATGCCCGGCGTGCTCCCGGTCGTTAATACGGGGGACTCCTTATATTACTAACACGATAACAACAAGGGTACTGTTAGAAGAACTTGCGAGGGCTTTATAACAGTAAACTGGAAAGGATTCGTTATGGAAAACAATCAAACTAATACCAACTCTGTTGATAATCCTACCGAGGTGTCTACAGAAACAACTCAGGTAGAGACTACCAATGGTGAGAATAAAAATCCTGCCGAGGACACTGTAACGATGTCTAAGGCAGATTACGACAAGGCGATTCAAGCTGCAGAAGACCGTGTCCGTACCAAATACTCAAAGAGTATTAAGGCATTGGAAGAGAAAGTTGCAGAACTTACTCCTGTTGCAAAGACTGATGCGGAAATTGCTCTCGAAAAACGCCTTGCCGATATTGAACAAAAGGAAAAGGAGAATGAAGCAAAAGAAAAGGCTCTCAATTTGAAGACCTCGCTTCAGTCTCACAACATTGATGTGGCTATTGCAGATTATCTTAGCCCCGATGTTGATATCGAAGCATTTAGTGCCGATATCGAAAAACTTATTACTGCTCGTCTGGTGAGCGGTGGATATAAACCTTCTGGACATCAGACAAGCCAGCCTATCTCTAAGGACGAGTACAAGAATCTTTCCTATGACGAAATGGCTGAACTGTACAGTCGTGACCCCGAAGCGTGGAAACGACTCAAAAACTAATTTGAAAGGAACGTGAATTATAATATGGCTACTTTAATTATCCCCGAAGTGTTTGCCGATGCCGTAAACGCTAAGCTTGATTCCGCTCTCCGTATTGGTCGTGTGGCTTTTGATGCTACCCCTACCGTTCCGGAAGCAATGCAGTATGGTGATACTGTACATTTCCCTAAGCTCAAGAGAGTTGTTACCGCTTCTGAGGTAACTAAGGGTACTGCTATTTCTCCCTCTGCGGTAGATATGGCTGACATGAGTGCTACCATCAAGCAGGTTGGTGGCGCAGCTCGTGTATATGATTCTGAGGCGGCTCAGATTAAGGGTCTCGTCATGGACAACATGGTTATGCAGGTTGCCGAGGCTATGGCTACTAAGATTGAGTCTGACCTTGTGGCTGCAATGGATGCCGATATCGTTTACAAGCAGGCTACTGCAGAGGCAAATGCTATCACCAGTGATGAATTGATGGCAGCTCTTGGCTGTTTTGGTGATAACGTCGACACCGTTAACTTTGCGGGTATCGTTATTAACAGCCGTCTGCTTCCTTCTTTCTTGAAGATGGATGCATTCACCAGCGTTGAAAAGACTTACAACAAGGCTGAGCAGGCTAACGGTCTCATCGTTGATGGCGTTGTTGGCTACTTCATTGGCATTCCTGTTATTCTGTGCAATAACGGTACATATGACACCGATGCTAACGAGTGCAAGACTTACATCGTTAAGCGCAATGCTCTGGGCTATGTGTTCCAGCGCGACATCCATATCGAGGAAGAGCGTGAATCTAAGCTGCTTGCAACCGACATTGTTGCTTCCAGTCTCTACGCTGTTAAGCTGCTCGACACTGATGGCGCAGTCGTAGTTCGTAAGACTGTTGCTTAAGATTAACTGAAAACTATCCTTTACCTAACCTTCTCTTTTACAGGCGGGGGTGAAATATCCCCGCCTGTAGATTTTTGCTTAATTTTTCTAAATTGATAGCAGAGCATGACGGTATGAAGGAACAGACTATATTTAACGAGGTGATACTCTTTTATGCTTAGTGCATCAGAACTAAAAAACTATGCCTCACTGAGAGGCTTATCTATTCGAGACATCGAAGCGTATTGCGACTTGGCTGCAGGTCATATTTCAAACATCCTCAACGGCGAACGACCGTTGACTGAAGATAACCACAAGCAAATTGCAGACGCAATCAATGCGGCATATTCCGCAAAACAGAATGGAACATTCAAACGGGCTCCGCTTGATAAAAATAAAAATGCGGTGAAATCTGCCGTATTGGATGACAGCGAGACGAAGTCTTCTCCTAAAACAAAGAGAAGCAACAAGTCTAAATAACCGCTAAGGAATGAAAGGAGGCATCTTCTTATGAAAGGAGCGAGAGATACAATGTACGATTATCATACAAATAATCGCACCTCTATCGCATTGTTATGGAACAACAACTTTTACAGAAGTTGCCGCAATGGTATCGCGATATTTCGCCCGAAAACTACTATCTTGTGTTGACCAACGATATGGATAGTTATTATTCCTGTCGTATTTTGAGTAGGTGTACAAACATACAAATTGGTGGGTTTTACTCGTTCGACAGTGGATTGTATCTCGACTTAGAGAATACAAAAGGCAAAGAACCAATCTATGTAGACCTTAGTATAACAAAAGGTAAAACACTTGATAATCATTACACTTTTATATGTAATCCAGAGGCGATAAATCCGAACGTGATAAAGAGACCCTATTACAAGAAATATAATGGTGGAACTCTCCCTCTCGTATCGGTACTATATGATGATTTCAATGCTTATACAGAATATCAGTGGATGACTCTGCTCGCAGTAGATAGCTTTTATTATGGGTACTACAACAAAGACGGAGCATTCAGAGACATTAACATCTACTGGTATGATATGCTCGGAATTACAGACTATGTTATTCCGATTTTGAAACGTAATACTGCGGATGACTTCACAAAATTTATAGAACAAGAGGGATTGGATGAGCAAATCTACGTGAACGAATGTGGAATGCTCACTTGTAGAAAACATATAGAGCTGCCGACAGGACGGTTTGAATTAGTTCAACCTATCGAAAAACGGTTTATGCCAAAATGGGAGGCGGTCATCCTATATGAAAGGCAAAAAGAAAATATTATGGTTTCCAGCGAAACATACAGCGATAAGTACGTGTTGAATATGAAGAGTATGGATTCCATAGATGACGAAACGCTCAGACCTTTAACTGCCTGAGCGTTATTTTAATGGAGGCTATTATGGCAAATAAAGACGCAAAAGGCAAAAGCACTCAGTTAGAACAGTCTTTGCTTCAAAAACTCCATGAGATGTTACCGACTCAAGTCAAAGTTTACTATATTGTTTGGAAGTACGCAAAGCACTTACTTCCTAAGAAAATAGATACTTTTGAAGAACTTACCGCAGAGTATAAGGGCTTCACTGAAGGTATGGATGAGGCCAAATGCGAAAGTTGGCTCACGGAAGAGGCTGTACAGGCTGCAGCCAAGTATCTGCTTAAGCGACTGCACAATCAAAAGCTTATAGAGCTTTATGAAATCTATTTCGATAAAGCGAAGAGCGATGTGCAAGCGTTCCAGGCGTTCTCAAAGTTTAGCGAAAAGTTCTTTGAGGAGGACGGCGAAGACGAGCTTCGTAATATATTAAACAACACTGACTTGTGCGACAAGTAATCACAGATTTTTATCAATGCCGGTATTCCATTTTAGGCGTATCGGCATTTGGAGATGCTCCGTTTTTAACTCACTTCAAAATGGAGCCTATACATGGAGGTATAAGATGAATACTGATAAAGGAAATGTTAAAAAGGAATACGATACATATCTCGTAAGAGACGAAGAACTTCTCTACAAATTAGCATCCTGCAGTTTGCTTGATAAGCTCTGTAGGGTGGCTCCTAACAGATACGTTGAAGGTGCCCGTGTGTGGTTCTTCGAGAAAGACCCCTGCGTTGAGAATGTTATCAAGAATTATAGAGAACAAAAACGCAGGGAAGCACGAGGTGATAAGTCTTGACGAACGAAGAGAAGCTAAAACTTATTCTAAATGACCCGCTTCTTTTCATTCAAACATTTATCAAAATCGTTGATAAACGTGGTAAACTGGTGAGTTTTATTCCCAATCCACAACAAAAATACTTGCTAAACGAGATGGACAAGTTCAATGTGGTTTTGAAATCAAGACAGTTAGGCATAAGTGTTTTGAGTTGCGCCTACTCTATTTGGCTTGCAATTCGATATCCGAACACATCCTGCCTCTTGATGGCACACAGTCTGGATGGTGCAGATGGTATATTTACGAAATTAAAGCAACTGTACGGAAGTATCCCGGCATCAATTCGTCCGAAACTTATCAATAACAACAGAAAAGAGTTAAGGCTCGACAACGGAAGTAGAATTACCGTTATATCCTGCGGTACAAAGGAATCTGTACGAGGAAGCACGTTAAGGTTTGTCCATGTGTCGGAGGCTGCGTTCTGTAATGAGAATATTGATAAGCAAATACTGGCGATAGAACAGTGCCTCACACCTGACGGACGCATTATCGTTGAGAGTACTGCCAATGGTTTCAACTTTTTCTCCGATATGTACTCAAAGGCTGCACAGGGCGAGAGTCTGTATAAGCCATTCTTCTTCGGATGGGTAGACGATAGGCTTATGTTCGCAGATGAGTACGCGCAATTTGCAAAACGCTACATTGACTTGCACGGTCAGCTACCGAGTATAGAAGAATTGGACAGTTCGGAATTGTCACTATATCACAGGGGAGCTACGATTGAACAAATTGTATGGAGACGACTGAAAATATCAAACAGTTCCGAGTCTCAGTTTGCACAGGAGTTCCCATCTACACCCTCTGAAGCTTTTGTGAGCACAGGAGATAATGTTTTTGATAACCAGAAAGTACATGAGCGACTGGAAAATGTAAAGTCAAAATCGATTCCCATGCCACATAATTTACCCGATATCCTGAAGCCTTGGTATAACCGAGGCTTTTCTCTTTGGGAAACTCCAGAATCGGGCATACGTTATTTTATAGGTGTGGATAGTGCAGAAGGATTAGGCGGTAGTTCAGACTACTCTGTGGCAGAGATTATTGACAGAGAGGGCTTTCAAGTTGCGGAGTTCCGTAGCAACAAAATTAAACCGTATGAGTTCGTGGAAATCATCGAATGTCTTGGCAGATGGTTTAACACAGCCTATTTGGTAGTTGAAAAAGCTTCTGCCGGACAAACTGTATGTGACCGACTTTATAACGATGTCCAATACCCACTGATGTATAAGTACAAGAGTTGGGACGCAAGAGGTAGTTGTAAACGCAAGCCCGGATTCGAGACCACCAAGCAAAGCAAGCAGCGAATCATTGACGATTTTGTCGAACTGCATTCCAAAGACTTGCTATGTATTAACTCGGATGTACTCCTTCAGGAGATGAAAATGTTTATATACAAAGACGGCTCTACGAAAGCGAGTATCGGCTATCACGATGATACGGTAATGGCTATGGCAATGGCTCTTTTCGGTGCAAAAGAGTGTCCCGATTACATTGACTATCGGTGACAGATTGAATGAATTGAGGCGGTGCGAAAATATGAACCGCAGATTTAACAATACAAGAGTAACGTGCGGATATTATTGTTATCCGCACTGATTGGAGGAAATATGAAACTTAGGCGTGAAAATAAGCTCTGGTTTATTGACGAAGTTCGCAAGCCGGAGCATAGTGCCAGAATTAGCGAAGTGTTTCGTATTAGAGAATATCTGCTTAGAAAGCACGATATCTTGAGACGACATGACATGGAGTTTAAGGACGACACATTCACCACCAGTAAAATGGTGTTTAATACTATCAAATCTATTGTTGAGGCGCACGCATCTTATGTTATTGGGCGTCAGGTATCTATTACCGGCGAACCTGATATCGTCGCAGACTTCAATAGAATTTACAAGAAAGGTCGTTACGCAAAGGTCGATTACGAGTTGGCATCAGACCTTTATAAATACGGTAACGCATTTGAGTATGTTTACTTAGACGGAGACACGATTCGCTCTCACGTCATTGCTAATGAGGATGCGTACCCCGTATATGACGAACATTACAACTACACTCATTTTGTTGAGCATTGGAAGGATAATACGACCAGAAAGAATCACTATATCGTATACTACCCCGACAGAGTCGAGACATATCACAATCACCAACTCATTGAGTCTAAGGCTAACCTAACAGGATTGCCTATTCATTATGTGGGTCTGGACAAAACCGATGTCTTTGGAGACGGTCTTGTTGCGGATTTGATTCCCATTATGGACGGAATTGAATACTTGATGTCTATGTTAGATGATGCGGCAATCTGCCTCTCGCTCAACCCTATTGGTGTTGTTCAGGGCAAGCGTATCGACTCCAAAATTCCAAAGGATGTTGTAGGAGCTGTGCTCAACCTCGAAGATAAGAGCGAGAGCGATTTTAAGTGGGCTGCAAGTACTCTTGACAGTAACAGCGTTAAGTTGCTTTTGGATAACCTGATTCAACAGTTCTATGCAGTGGCTTGCATCCCTGCGTCTATGTATGGTCAGTCAAACATTTCTAATGTATCTGAAGTCTCTTTGAAGTACCTGTTTAGCCAGACTGACAATAAAGCTCGCAAGACTATCCAGTCTTTGACTGATGGTATGTTCCAGAGATTTGAATACTTCAGAAAGCTCCAGAAGCTTCGTAAGAATCCTGTTGAATACTCTGACGATACATACGACAGTGTAAATATCAACTTCAATCTGAGCAGACCTGTGGACACAAACAGCCTTATGTCCGACCTTAAGATGCAACAGGAAATGGGGGCAATTTCCAAGAGAACTGTAATGGAGAAGTCTCCGTACACGACCGACGTTGCTCTTGAGTTGAAGCGCATCGAGGAAGAGTCTGATAATGCTACAAACAACGAGCCGATTGATAAGAGTGGCATTCATTCTGAAAGCGGCACTGAGGAAGAAGCGAACGAATAATTGATAGTATTGCTCATTGGTAACTGCGTGAGCAATACCGTGGGTGGCGATACGTTGTCACTGGTGGTAGAGTTTACCTAACCAATCAACAAAGGAGATACTATGAGTGAAATAGAATTAAAGCTTGCCGAACTCTCACGAGAGTTCGGCAAGCTGCACCATAAGAAAATTGCGGAATATAACAAGTACGGGCGGATTACCATGTCAGCGGAAGAATGCGCACTATTTGATGAAACAATAGAATTCATTATCAATACAGGACGGTTCGATTTTCTAATCAGTTGTTTTGGAGAATGTAGTCGATACGATTGTAGCTGGATTCAAAAGGCTTTTGTGACTTGCAAAGACCTAATACCCAAAGACCAGCTCTACGATTTTACACTGCAGGTGTATGTAAAGAATGGTTTTGACTTTCCGCGTGAATCAATTATTGAACTGATGAAAATTCGCCCGAATGATTATCTGGCTAAGCTCCCAGATGAACTGAAATCCACAGACCACATTACAGTTTACAGAGCATCTACAACACCGCCGAAGCATATTGAAAAGGTCTCTGCCGAGTTTTCCTGGACAATAGACCCCTATGTAGCAATGTATTGGTATCGATATAGAAAAATTGACCTTGGTGAACCTTGTTACATCTACTCGGGTGAGATACATAAAAACGACATCATCGCCTATGTTGGCAATGGGGCTCAGTGCGAGGTGATTCAACACGGCAAAGTGAAAGAGTTAAAGCCGATGGACGAAAATTGCCTTAGTATGCGGTGTGAAATGTACTCAATCGGGTATGGCGATGATTCCGACAATCTTTGCTCCGGAAGGAATATGTGCAAACAACAGGCGAAGGCACTGGGAATTCAGGATGGTTCAACAAACTATATATCAAATCCCAACGCATTTATGGCAGATATGGGTGAACTATCCCGTGCGCTGAAGGAGTTTCATAAGAATATTGATATTAGCAGACAAATCATAAGTGGTAAATTTAGATTAAACCAGTAATCTTATATGCCGCCTGTGCTAACAATGCAATGTAACTATGGAAGCCAGGAATATGATAACAGGGCGTGCGTTCTTGAACCGCCCACATTTTTGATAGAAAGAAGGTGTTGTAATGCAACTTGAAGAATTTTTTGACTATAAGAATCAGCTCATGGAAGACTTGTTAACCAATAAAGAAATCATCAGACTGCTTGATGATAACTTTACTGTAATCGAGGAACCACAGACTTTAGCATATAAACAAGTGCATCCGTATGAATATATCCCGGAAGTAGTTGACGAGGGGCACACGTTTATTTGTTTCGATGTGGATATCTCAAAGACGATGAACAAGACATTCATGCAGCCTGTTTTATACATATGGGTTTTCACACATAAAAGCAAAATGCAGACGCCGAGCGGCGGTGTGCGTACCGACAAGCTGTGTTCCGAGATTGCAAAAGCAATCAACGGAAGCAGATATTATGGACTTGGAGAGCTTGAAATGTATTCGGTTAAGCGTTTTTGTCCCATCACAGACTACATCGGTAAGGTGATGATGTTCCAAACGCAAGAGTTTAATCGTCAATCCCCTACAGGTAAGGCTATTCCATCTAACAGAAAGGGGCATTAAGATGTTTGCAGACAATAAAACCAAATTGCAAAAGCTCCATAAAGCCTATGCGAGACCCGATGCCACCATGACTGTCGGGAAAAACGAAGATGACAAGGTGGTATTTTCGGTGCAGTACAGATTATCGATGAACGAGGCGCAAAACTTCGTTGACAATGTGTGCGGCTGCATTGTAAATCCAGATATCGGGACATTTCACCCAGAGATGAAGGATTACTATATCAGGGTTGAAACAATAAAGAGTTATACAAACCTGAACACACAAGATGAGTGTCAGTGGTGGGATATTGTATATGGAACGCCTATCTTTGCTATGATTACCGGTAGCGATAAACATCCAGTGGTCTTTGATGGGCGTGAATACGACGACAATATGGTGATTGATACGGAACAATATGAGCGTATATTGGACGCAATCGACCAGAAAATTGCGTATTACATTAAAAGAACTCCGGGTTTGACGGAATAAGATGCTATGCAGCCGAACTTATTCTCAGGCGAGATATTGCCTGTTATGAGTATCGGCTGCTTATGCTATTTTGGTAAGTTTATTTGTTTGGGCGTGACGGTGGACGAATCGCCCTCGATTTTATATATGTTAGGAGGCTTGCCTATGAATAATAAAGATAAGAACGACACGAAGAATGTTATTGGTACTATATGCGTGGATGAAGACGGCACACAATACTTTGTTGTTGGGAAGATTCGCATAAAAGTGTCGG